GCATAGAATTGGATAAAGGCTACATTATTACCGTTAAACTTAAGATCGTAGTCCTGTCCAGCAATCATGCCAGATGGCAGAGAATCCTCTGAGTCAAAAATGCGGTAATAACTCGAACTCGTTGCCGTTCCAGATACTGCATAACTACCGTCCAACAACGAAATATACACGATGCCGTTATCATCCCCACTGTCGTTACGGATGGGGATCAGGTTGACTGAGTTATATTTAAACAACGCGCTACTTGTGTTACTAATCGCGACGCCGGTGACCTCTGCGTCCGCCGCCACACCGGGCAGCGTCAGGGTGTCGTCTACTTGCATCCCACCCTTGATCCATGCACTGTCTGCGTAATAGTACCATGCCCCGTGCTCGTATGTCGTTCCGTCCACCGTGACTGTGGGGCCGACGAGCACATAGGCGTGGGTCGTGTCGGCGAAATCTGCTGGGGTCTGCGCAAAGTCAAACGGTGATGCCGCCTGACTGCGGATGGCGGCAATCTCCGTGTCCTGAGCGTCAAGGCGGCACTCCATCGCAGCCTGTCTCCCGGCCACCTGCAGGGCCGTCTCCTGCATCTCTGCCGCGTAATAGGCCGCGTTGTTTTCGTGTGTCGGGTCCTCCACCGGCACAGCCTCGCCGCCCCGGGTCCCGCACGCCCAGGCTTCCGCGTCCAAAGCCCGCTGTACAGCGGTTTTCTGCGCCTGCTCCGCAGCCTCCTCCGACTCCGCTGCTGCCCTTGCATACTCCTCCGCCCGCTCCACGGACCCGGAAAACCACGCAGCGAACTCCAGGTCGCTTCGAAATTCATACCCCAAATTTTCAAAGTACGCCCTGGGTGTCACAAAATATGGCGGCTTTGTAAATCTTCTGTCCATTTTTCACCTCAGCTCACATACGAGTACGCCCGCCGGAGCACCGTCCCTGCGCTCGGCGCTTCCACCGTGATGATCCCGATGCTGGGGTCATCCGCATCCGCCGCGACCTCGAAGGTGCCCAGCCCGTCTTTCCGCACCCGGCTCCATGTGGTCCCGTCATAAGCAAAGCTGGCTCCGCTGATCTGCACACCCATGTTGTTGTACCATAGCAGCACGTCGATCTCCAGCGGTCCCGCCGCCTCGATTCGCAGCGGCGACGCGAACGGCTGTTGGTACGGCGCGACGGCGATGGTCAGCTGGCTGATCTCCGTCGTGTCCACAGGCCCGTTGACGCCCACCGTCCGCGCTCCCTGCTGGACCAGCTCCGCCGCCCCTCCCACGACCTTGACCACCTTCCCGGCGTCCTGCGATCCATACGTCGGCACAGCCACGGTCATCTCCCGGACCCTGGTGGTGTCGTATACGTCGTTGGCGCGCACAGTCTCCGTGCCCTGGGCCACCAGCGCCCCGCCGGAAACCACCTTGCCCTCGTCCTCCGCCGCGTAGCTGTTCGGTATCGCCGCCTCCACCTGGTCCCAGGCGGTGCCGCTTGGGGCGGAGACGCTGCCGTTTTGCGTCAGCCGCAGCGTCTCCAGCGTCGGCCCGCTCCCGGATGCGTTGCGGCCCATGATGTAGCTTACGGCGTCAAAGCTCATGATCCGCCCCCCGTCCAGTCGTGGGCCAGGCGGTTGGCGCTGTCCCAAAACAGCAGCTTCCCCGGCGCGTCGATGACAAGGATCTCGCTGCCCTCCCCCAGCTCAGCGGCCACGGCGGCGTCGTTGACGGTATAAGTCCCGTCCGTCTGCCCCGCCGTCAGCTCCGACGCCATGCACCAAACCCGGTGCCGGGGACGCGCCGCGCTGTAAAGTCGTTCGATGTTCATTTCTCCTCCTACATCATGTATCCGTATGCCGGGTCATAGCGTTCCGCGAAAAACCGGACGAAAGCCCGCCACGCCGCGTCAAACGCGATCTGCGCGTTCTGATAGCGGTCAAAGTCCCCGTTGGCCTCGTCGATCTTCGCCGTCAGCCACATGCGGTAGATGCTGTCATGCGGGGGCTGGACGATCGGCGTCCGGCTCTCCGTCAGCCGCAGGTCCGGGACGCAGTCCACATCCATGAGCATCACGTCCGTTGCGATCCGTCCCTCCAGCTCATCCAGCCACGCCAACTTTCGGGCGGTAGAAAAAGCATTCGGTTTGATCTCATCCACCGCCGCAATGATCTCCCCGGCAGTCGTCCGCCCGGCCAGCATCAGGCGATCAGCTGCGTCCCGCCGGCGATGCCGCCCGCAGCCGCGAAGCGCCAGTCGTTGATCCCGGCGGTGAAGCGGGCATAGCCCTTCCAGACGTTCGCGTCGTTGCTTGCCAGCTCGCTTCTGACTTCCAGCTTCACCCGGTCCAGCCACACGGCCCCGCCGTACTCCTTGTTGTAGCTGCTGTCCAGCAGGATCCAGGGATGCGTCCCTGCGGTGATGTATTGATTCAGGTACTGCCAGATGATCACGTTCCAGCGCCCGAAGTTGTAGTTGAAGCCGTTGTTCGCCGTCGTGGGGTCCTTGTCCGCGCCGATGGCGGCGAAGACCGCCTTTTTCAGCGTATAGTCGTTGGGGATCACGATGGTGTCCGGGGCCACGTCCAGGACCTCGCCCTTATCGTCGCGGAAGTCCTGCATGGCGCTCTCCACGGCCATGAGCGCGTCGTTGGAGAATGCGTCGGCAAAGCAGTTGGTCTGGGTCATCCCGGACTGCGCTTTGCTGGGGTGGTCTGTGGCAAAGACGCTCTTGCCGTCCGCTCCCGTGATGTCGAAGGTCCCGTCCCGATATTTCACGCTGGACAGGCCGGAGAGGGCCCCGCCGAAGATCGCTGCCCCAAACTTCTCCCGGGTTCTGTGGTAGCTGGTGATGAATGCCAGCGGCTTCTTTCTCAGGTCCATGAGTTTCCCGTCGTCCATGATCTCCCGGCTCAGGGCGAACTGGTTCTTCCAGGTTGTGTGCTCCAGCACCTTGGCGAAGCCCTCCTGCATCCCGTCCCAGGGATACTCCCCGTTTTCGCCAACGGGCTTGAAGCCGTCCATAGCGGTCATCCCGGAGAACTTCTCTGCCCAGTGCGTAGAAGTCCCCATATGGAACAGCTGGGGCAGCATACTCTGCTGCTCGAACGATTCCCCGTGCTTCTCGATGAACAGCTTGATCGGCTCCTGGCTCTTCCCGAACACACTGTCCTGCAGCCCGGAGCCCTCAGTAAAGGTGATATTGGCCATAAACTCCTCCTTCTCTCGTCCGCCGCACTCCCCGCCGCGAACGCAGTATCATCACATTTTTGTTTTTCCGCACCCTCCCTTTCCCTCCCCGGTACGGGGAGTGTGCCGCGCAGCGGCAGGAGATGCCCGTCCGTCCCCCTCTGAGGAGAGTCCCGCACCTCTCCCATTCCCTCCCCCTCTGGGGGAGGGTGCCGCCGACAGGCGGCGGGAGAGGGCCGTCCGACCCCGCCAGGGGGAGGACGCCGCCAAAGGCGGCAGGAGAGCTCAGAACCGCACGCGCACAGTGCTCCCGCTGGCGGTGCCGTCCATGCCCACCACCTCGGCCACTCCGCTGCTGGTGGTGGCGGTGACGCGCAGCCCGTCGCCGGCGATGGTCACCTTGTTCCCCAGCTTGATGGAGCTGGCGGAGGCGGAGAACACCGTCTCGAAGATCATGTCGCTGCCCACCCGGATCACCGGGATCACCGTCCCGCTGGCCACGGCTGCGGCCCTCTGGGCCATGCAGATGTAGCTGGGCTTCGTGGTCCCGCTGGCCACGGCCAGCAGCCCGTCCGTCTGCGTCAGCGCCAGCCCCACCTTGGGCGTGATCGCCCCGGCGGGCAGCTGCTCCAACGGCGCGTTCCGTCCGTCGTCGATGCTGTGAATGAGAAACATAAAATCCTTCCTCCCTGATTCTATTATCCCTTATGGCTCCGCTGATAGTGCCGGGCGATCTCCGCGTCACTGACGCCGGGATTCAGCTCCCTGTACAGCGCCAGAACGTCCGACGGCACATCCGCCGCCCCGCCGCCGATTGCCTTCCCCGGCCCGGCCAGGTGGTCTTTACTCCTGGCTTTCGCTTGCGCCTGCTGCCGCGCCGTCTCCGCGTCCCGCGCCCGCACTTCCTCCCGATGGGTCAGATACCAGGCGTCCACAAAGCTGGCTCCGCGCCGGACGTGCTCATAGAATTCCTCCGCTTTCGGTGCGGTCAAAAGATCCTCCACGCCGTTGATTGTCGGGTCCATCGCATGGATCTCCGCGATCTCCGCCTCGATCCGGGCTTGCAGCTCCTTGGACTGCACGTCGATGGTGGTCTCCCCGGTAGACGACGTGGGGGCTTCCTGCGCCGCTTTCAGCGCCTCCTCGATGCGCTGCACCGTCGGGTTCCCGGAAATCAGCCGGTTCAGACTCTCCGGGGTCAGTTTCCCTTCCTGCAATTCCCGCTCCAGCTGGGCGGCGTCATGCGCCGTCTTCCAGGCGTTGAACTCCTCCAGACTTGTGATCGGCGTGTCGGTCATCGGGTTTTTCAGCCCGGCGCGTGCGAAGAAGTCTGTCCACTCGCGCTTCGACCGCTCCCGCTCCTGGCCCAGCGCCTCGTCCACGGCCTTCTGGATCGCCGCCTGCTGCTCCTCCCGCCGGCGGCGTGCGGCAAACTCCCGCCGTTCCTCCGGCGTTTGCTCGTGCTGCTCGCTGCCGTTCTGGGGTGCTGTCGGTTTCTCCGATGTGTCTTGCTGTTTCTCGTCCGCTGCGGGCTCGGCGGCCTCCCGCTCCTTTTCGCCTTCTGCGGACGGCATCTGCGCAGCCTGTGCCGGGTCAGCGGCCTCCGGCCCTTTTTCGCTTTCATCCTGGGTCAGCCCCAGCGCCTCATAGACCTGCGCTTGCGTGAGTTCGTTCATGTGTCCTCCTTACTTCCCACTGCGGAGATCGGTGCCCGTCTTCACGGTTCCGTTCCCCTTCTTGTCTTTGCCCCCGTAGGGGGCCTTCACCACCTGGGTGCCGGTGTGTCCGATCTTACCCTTGTAGTCCGCCATGGTCCTGTCCTCCTTTCGCTCAGATTCGGCGTTTTCCCGCGTCGCCCCGCGCTATATTGCCATGCCCTCCGGCACTTGCAATCCCTGTCCCGGCTCCGGCGGTGTCGGCTGTGCTGCATTGGCCGCCATCACCTGCTGCATAGCCGCCTGCTGCGCCATCATCTCCTGCTGCCGCGTCAGCATCTCCTTGAGATAGCTTCTGGTGTCCGCAGCCCCTGGATAATGCAGCTCCGTCATCTTGGTCCAGAACAGAATCAGTGTCTCCAGGGATTGTGGGTCCCCGAAGGCCCCGGTCTGGAGGTTCAGCCGCGTCTCCTGCCACAGCGCCTCGCGGTTGCTGGCCAGCGTCTCTGTGCTGTCGCACGAAAACAGAAACAGGTCGTTCCACCAATAGCTTCCGTCCGGGTCCTGCTCCAGAAAGTCATAGCGGTCAAATTCTCCGTACTCCGTTTCTCCCTTGGAGTTTCGCCAGCTCACGGGACGGGGTTCGTCGCTGTATGCCAGCCAAAACTGGAACATGGCCTCAAACATGGCGGCGTAGGCCGCCTGTTTCATCACCCGCTTGCTCTCCAGCCGCCCCGCCGACTGCGCAGCCGCAAATTCCTTGGCCTTGCCGCTGGTAGCGGTGGCGTCCCGGCGGCCCTGGAAGGAATCTGTGATGCCCAGGAGCTGCCGCGACTCCTCGTAGACCTGGGACAGATACGCCATGGCACCAGTGATGTCCCCTGTAAATTCATAAACACCGATCAGGCCCTTGTCCGCCGGGTTCTCCAGGATCCACCGCTCGCTGTCCCTGGGGTCGATTCGCAGCCGCGTGTCCGGCGGAACCGTGATCCGCGTCCCCGCTTTCACCAGCCGGTCGATGATCTTCTTCTCCATGCGGTTCGCGGTGCGCTGCTGGTCAGCGGTCACATCCGCGTCGCTGCTGCCCAGCAGCTGGCCAAACACACTGACGCTCCGCTGGAGGATGATGGGGAAGCGACGCGGCTGATAGAACGGCAGCCTGGTGGGCTTCATCACCACTCTCCCATCCTCCAGTTCCGGGTGCAGCCCCGGCACCTGGACGCCGTGCCGCGTCTCTAACGGCAGCAGGATTTCCTCATAGTCCGTCTGCCTGTCCGTCCAGTCCTCCGCGTCGCACCACGGGCACGGCCCGTTTGCATACGTCTCGCGCCGCTCCGGCTCTGCGGGCAGGTGTTGGATCGGCGTCCCGTCCCCTGTCAGCGGATTGAGGACGGTGAAGCCGTACTGGCTCTCGGTCTCCTCCCGCGCAACAGTCTGCCCCGGCAGCGGACGTACCCGCCCGCACTTCCGGCAGACGGGCTGTCGCCGCGCCTGGTAGTCCTCCAGGTCCTCCACCACCGTATCCCCCACCCAGGAGAAGCGGTCGATCCCGCCTGAGTCGCCCACGGCATATCCGATGTACAGCGTCACGGCGTCCTCGCCGTGATCCGCTCCGTCCTGGCCCCGCACATCGGGTTCGGTCTCGCGCTCGTCTTCCAGGTCCACGCCGTAGCGCCGCCGCACCGCCTCCCGCGTGCTCGGCATTTTCAGGATAAACCAGTCCATGTCCTCCATCCCGGTGTAGATCCCCGGCTGCGGAACCAGCTGCTTGGGATGCAGCAGCCTGACGCCCACCTCGCCCACGGTGCTGTGCCCCTGCTTGCTGTTGTCCCACTCGACCAGCCAGGCGCAGCCGCCCTGGAGCGGCACGGTCCGCTCCGCCATGTCGTTCATCTGCTCGAACGGCAGGCGGTCCAGCTCGTTTCGGAGGAAGTGCTCGATCAGCTCCGCCAGCGGCTCGTCCCGCTTCCGCCGCGCCGTCACCTTCGGCATGGGGATCGCCGATGAGACCTGGGACTCGATGTTCTCAAAGATGAGATTGCGCACATGGGGCGCCCTGTGCGCCGTCAGATCCTCCTGCGTGTCCCCCGGCACCAGCGGCGTGATCTCCCGCTCCCCCTGGTACAGCCGCTCCCGCTTGTCCATCTTCTTTCGTTCGTCCGCAAACGCGTTTTCCCCGTCCCGCAGCCGCCGCTTCCAAAGCTCCAGCTTCCGGTCGTCCTGTTTCTTCATCTCGTTCTCACCTCGGCTTCCCCCATTTTTCTATCATCCGCTCCCGCTCCGGCTGGCTGGCCTGGTAGTAGTCCTCCCACATATCCGCCGTCCAGACCCGCCGCTCCGGCTCCGGCGCTTCGCTGAGATAGCGCTGCTGCCCCCGGATGCCGTGGGCGATGGCCAACGCCAGGATGCAGTCGTCGTGCGCCCCCGGCGCGGCCTCTGGGCGGTTCCACTGTTCGGTCCGCACGAAGCTCAGCATCTCCAGCAGCGTGTCCCGGTCGCAGACGCACAGCGGGTCGTCCCGCATGGCCTGGACCAGCCCCGCGATGATGACGGGCCGGGTCCGGCTGTCCGTGCGGAAGCCGAAGCTCCGCCGAACGTGGTGGGTGTAGTCGTCCACCGTCTCCCGGACGTACTGTTTCGGGTAGCGCAGCCGCTCCAGCTCCAGGATTGGGTAGGTGGAGAAGTTGGCCTCCACGCCGATCAGCGCCCAGTTGTAGTACTGCCCCAGGCACCAGAGCTGCCGGGCAAACAGGTCCTCGTCGGTCCGCCGCCGAAGCACGGCCACCTGCCGTCCCGTGCGGTTGTCCAGCACCTGGGCGCAGAAGTAGTCGCTGCCCTCTCCGGCGGTGTCCGCCCCGATGACGTAGGGTGCCCCCGGCTCCGGCGGCGCGTAGACGCGGATGAAGCCCTGCTCCGGGTCCTCCACCCACTTTGGGTCCAGCAGCTTCCGCCCGTCGTCCGTGTACTCGAAATACCCGGTCTTCTCCGGCTGCACGTTTGCGTCCAGCCGGGCCTGCACCGTCGCCGCGTGGAACACCGTGTTTCCGGTGACGCCCCAGTGCCCCAGGCAGTAGACCTGGTAGTAATACTCATCCCGCTCCCGGAAGGCCTCCAGCGTCCGCACCGCCTCCGCGTCCAGGAAGCGGTTGTCCCGGTAGGTGCTCTCGTGTACCCGTGCCCGTGGCTCCCGCTCGTCGAAGAAGCGGTGCTTGAGCCAGTGGTTGGCGCTGACCGGGTTGAAGCTGAGGATGATCTGTTTGTACTCCCGCGTCTCCCCGCGCAGTCGGATGTCCAGCTGATTGAAGTCCGCCTCCGTGATTTCGCTGGCCTCCTCCACCCAGATGCCGGTGATGGCATAGATGCTTTTGAGCTTCTCCACGTCGTCCAGTCCTGCGAAGATCAGCTCCGAGCCGTTGCGGAAGCGGATCAGCAGGTCGCCCCGGTTGATTTTCGCCCCCGCCTCCGGGTGGTGTGCTGTGATTTGCTCGACGAGCTGGCGGAAGCAGCTCTCCCGGAGCGTCCGCGCCACCTTCCGGCAGACCAGGAAGCGGTGCCCCGGCTCGCAGACGCAACGCTCGATGAGCTTGCGCCCGGCAAAGATGCTCTTGCCGCTGCCGCCGCCGCCCTTCAGCACCAGAAACCGGTGCTCGTCGAAAAAAAGGGGGAGGAAGGCGGCGTTGGAGGTCGCCGCCAGCTCCTTGGCCCACCGTGCTGCCGCCAGCCGCCGCTCCAGGTCCCCCCTCTCAGCCGTCCGCCCCGGCGTCCGCGTCTCCATCGCCCCACCAGCCTCCGTCGGCGCGCAGGGACTCCGCGATCTCCTGCAGCGCGGCCTGCTTATCTCTCATGCTCATGGCCTCGCTGGCGCGTGGCCCCAGCTCGATCTCGTGTCTCACGCCGAATCCGTAGTCGGCATATGCCTGAGCCAGGACGAACATCGGCCCCTTGGTGTCGCGCCCGTCCCGCAGCAGCGTCTGCTCCACGAGATAGGCCACCAGGCGGTCCCGCGCCGCCCGGACGGTCTCCGCAAACTCCGGGTGCTTTTGGTCGTCCGCATAGCTAGCCCAGGTCTGCCGGGAGATCCCCAGCGCCTGGCACAGCCCGCCCACAGTCGGCGGAACCAGATACTCCACCCGCTGGATCAGCTCTCCCGCATCGTTGCGGACGGGTTGCTCCTCAAAGATGGGCCGCCCCTTGCGGTCCAGCTCCCCCGTCGGCACCGGCTCCGTCACCGCTGCCGTGCGGCAGATTCCGGAAAAATACCGCTCAACAGCCTTTCGTAGCCCGACTGCGGTGTATCGAGATTTTGCCATGGCTCCCACCTCCTCACTGTACAGTCTACCAAAAAAAATTGCGCGGAGAGCGCAACCTCGCGCCCCACGCACAATCAGCCCGGAACCCCGAAAAAAAGTCCCCGGCTCGTCGATTTGCTAAATATCGCGCCCCCGCGCAGGCGCGTTGTCGTGTCAAGCATCTTCCGGTGTACTCGCCTCCTCTCCCTCCGCATCCCGCATCGGCATCCGCTGTTTTTCTGGCGGCAGCTCGTAGCGTATGTACTGCGGCCACCCCGGTATCACAGCTCCACGGTAGAGCAGCTTCCCGCCGCGCGGAACCCGCAGCTCAGCCGCCGACAGCGCCACCCGGTCCTTCGGCTGGGGCCGGACAAGATTTTTTGATGACAGATAAGCTTTATCGTTTTTCCTGTGCCGAACCTGCTTGATCAGGTACTCTGCGATTGGCGTATAATCCGGCTGCCGTTGCAGCTTGCGCAGGCTGACGCCGCCCAGCGTCCACTTCTCCCGAATTACCTTCGCCGCTCTGCGGTTGACAATCAGGTGATGATGCACGCGCACCGTCTCCCCTGTGTCCCCGTCCATGTCCGACGTGACAGCCAGGTGATAGCGCAACTCTATCCCGCGCTTGGCCAACTCCCTCCTGGCCCGGCGCAGGCAAAGCCGCAGCTCCCGCTCCGCCCCCATCAGGATGCGATCCTCCCGGCTGAGCTCTCCACTCTGCTGCTCCGCCCAGGCCTCCACCTTTGCAAGCCCCTCCGGAGCGTAATCCAGACCGACAAGATAATCGCCCGCTTGGTAATTTGCGTGGAACACCCGCGCAGCCTCCCGGACAGCAGCCTGTCGATTCTGCGCGATTTTTTTCTCGGCATCTTTCTCCCGTTTCCGGGACCTCCGCTCCGGCCGAGCCCCCGGCACGAAAAACTTGATCTTCTCGCCGACGGCCCCCGGCCCTTCGTATGTCCGCACCACCCAGTAACCTTCGCCCATTTTCTTTCTCCTTTTCCTACGCTTGGCGCTAAACCTAGGCGCTTACCAAGCCCAAAAACGCGCACGCGCGCGTTTTTATAATGTATCCGTCTCCCTTGTTCTTCCCTCCCCCTCTGGGGGAGGGTGCCGCCAACAGGCGGCAGGAGAGGCCGCCGCCGACAGGCGGCAGGAAAGCAATCAGTCCCCCCCGCCGGGCAGCTTCCGCCCCGCGATCTCATAGTACCGCCGCAGCGCCCGCTTCAGCGTACACTCGCTGATGTGGTGCCGCTCCGCAATGGCCGCCGGGCTATGCTCCGTCGTGACCCGCTCCAGCAAAGCGCGCCAGTAGTCCGGACTCGCCTCCCGGCAGCAGTCCCGGATCTGTGCCCGGATGTCCGCCGATAAGCAGCTATAAAGCAGCCCTTGATAGTAGAGATACCCCTGTCGCTTGCGCGACACCCCCCGAATCCGATGCTCCCGGAACACAGCCTCACCTCCCGGCCTTGATCTCTCTCGCCGCCGCCGACCGCATTCGGCGACCCCGACAAAAATCAATCCCAACTACGAGTGGGCGCTAAAAGAGCATCGGAAGCTACTTGCAGAGGCTGGAATCACAGATCCTAGGCCAAAAAAAAGGAAATTGACGCGAACCCCACCCCCCAGGCGCTCAGGCCCAACCCTGAGCGCCTGGTTTTTCGTCAAACATCCCCATCTGTCGCGTCTCCGCGACCTGCCTGATCTCCACGACCTCCACGTCCCCCAGCTCCTCCAGCCGCATCGCAGCGGCCTCTTTTGCCCCCAGCGCGTCCGTCTGCACACCGCGCACGCGGATTGTGATCTCCAGCATCCTCCCGCACCTCCTCCCAATGCCGCACCGGCCCCTTGTGCGTCAGGTGCAGCCACGCCGTTTTCCCGCCCGCGCTCCGCTCCCGCCGGAACGCGGGCTTCCCGCACTTCGGGCAGATCAGCCACCCGGTGTCCGTCCGCCCGCTCATGTGCTCCACCCCACCAGCTGCGCCCGAATCGCCGCCAGGCACTTTTCCCTCGTATTCTCCGCCACGCCCTCCAGCGCGGCCATCATGGCCGCGTAGTCCTGCTGCCACGCCTCGAACCGCAGGCGAAAAGCAACCACCCCGCCATCCGCCATAGCCAGCCGCCGCTGAAGCTCCTCCACCTGCGCCCTGTAGGGGCCGGCGTCCTCGACGGCCCCCGCCGCCTCCTTTGCCTCCTCCAGCCCCTTTTCCAGCGCCGCGATCTTGTCCCGCAGCTTTTTCTCGGTTTTCCTGGCCGCCGCCTTGACGCGCTGCTCCGCCTCATCCCGGACCTCCGCGATCTTGCCCTCGACGAGTTCCTCCGCCCGGCGTTCCACCTCCGCCGGGTCCGGCTCCATGACGGCCACCTCCACGGGACGCGCCTCCAGTTCCGCGACCGATTGCTCCAGCCCGGCGATCTTCTCCCGCAGCGCCCGCTCGTTGCGCTCCGCTTCGGCGTCCGCAGCCTCTACATCGGCCTGGGCCTGGGTCAGCCGCTCCCGCAGCTCGCTGATCTGCTGATGCGCTCCGGCCAGCGTGCGTTGGGTGTCTGTCAGCCGCGCCTCGCTGGTCTGCAGCGCCTGCCTGGCCTGGTCTCGCTCCCGGATCGCCGCCTCCAGATCCCGGGTGCTCAGCGCCTCCGCGCCGATCTCAGCGGCGAAGCTCTCCCGCTCCTCTTCCGGCACCGCTAGCAGGGCCAGGGCCTTGGAAAAGCTCAAATTATTCAACGTTGAATACTTTACCTCAGCCCCAAACAGACACCCCTGCTCCGCTCCGTACTCTTCAAACACCCGCATCAGGCGGTTTGCTTTCGGCTGCGAAAATTCCGTTTCGCTTTTCAGCCAGTCCAGCCACCCCCCGTGCGGGATAAGCTCTTTCGCCTCGCACAGCCGCCTCCCGATCTCCACGGCATACCAAAGCGTCATAGCCTGTGCCGCTCCGGTCAGGTTCCGCACCTCCACGCCGATCTCCTCCGGCGTCCGCTCCCGTTTCGCCAAACTCCCGCTCATGCGCTCCGCTCCTTTCTCGGTCTGCCGTCCAGCGGCTCCCCATCTTTTCCGCGCTTGGCTCCGGCCCAGACCCAATTCAGCCAGGCGTCCTCAAAGTCCTGAACCTCCTGGGTTCGGTCGCAGTTCCGCTTTCCCCGGTTTTGCAACACTTTTCGTTTTTTCGCATCAAATTGAAGCGTATACCAACTCTTTCCCGGCTCCGACTCCCGCCGGACGAAAAATATGGGATTCCCGCTGATATGCTGATCCGCGTAGCCTCCTACGCAGTGCCCCAGCGCCGCCCCTTCCTGCCGCAGCTCCTCCGCGCTCCGGGCCACGCGGATGAAAATGCCGTCCCGGTGGTACTCCAACCTGCTCATGTTTTTTAACACTTCTGCAAATTCTTCCGTCCATCCGTTCTCTTTTCGGATTCTCCTGGCCGCCGTCGCCCGGTCGTGCGCAGCCACCAGGTCCCTGGGCCACCGCACCGCCGGGTCGCCCAGATCCCAGTGCTCGGCTTGTGCCATGCGCCAGTAGTCCGCCAGCGTTGTCGCGCTCGCGCGCTCGTCCTCCAGCGCGTCTTCCGGGTCGGTCTCTGCCGCCCTCTCCTGCTGCCGCAGCAGATACCGCAGACACTTCCCCAGCGGTGCCATCCCGATCAGCCGCTGGACATCTGATTGCCCATAGCGCCGCAGCGCCTCCACGTCCTCTGGGATTCGCAGCACATCCCCGGCCTGCTTCGCACGGATGTAGATTTCCCAAGCAAAATAGTCCGCGCCCATGTCCCGCAGTCCCCGCCACTCGTCCTTTGTCAGGTGCAGCATCTGCGCCGGACGCTTCTCCGCCCAGTTGATCTCCTGGATGCGCATCTTCCCTTTGCTGTTTCCTCTCCAGTCCGCAGTCTTCGTGTGTTCCTCGAACAGTCCGTCGAGGATGCGCGCTGCGCCCTGCACCACGAGATTCTCCGCTTGCGGATGTGTCTGCCACAGCCGGAGATAGATCACCGGATACCGCGTCCCGTCTCCGGCATCTCTTTCCGGCTTGCGCATGTACAAATGAAGCTTGCTGTTTTCTACCTCGCTGGCCGCGACCATCTCCGGCGTCAATCCGTAGATCTCGTCCGCGAAATCCCAGTCGCAGGTCCAGCGTTGCGGCGCGTCCCATCGCTCTTTCGGGACTATCTTATAGCCGCCATCCGTGTACATTTGGCGGCTCCCCGTCAGCTTTGCCACCTTCCGCCCGGCAAAGGCGTAGGCGTCCCATGCCTCGGCGATATAGCGCGTGTTTCCCTCCCGGTTCGTCTGCCGGCCGATGTACCAGCAGATGAGCACCAGCGGACGCTTGCCGTGCTCGTCCGCTTCCCCGGCCAGGCACGCGCTCATGATTTTGCATCGATCCGTCTCCTTCCACCCGCACCCGATGTCTGCGGCCTTGACAACAATCGCCTTCGTCTCACAGTACGGGCACCTGGTCTTATCCCCCGGATACACACCACAGGCGTCCCCTCCGTCGTACTCCGCTATGTATCCAAACTTATGCCTTTTCGCCGCGCCGTACCGGCTCACGTCCGGCGCGGCGTAGGGCTGCAAAAACTCCGTCCCGCACGCAGAGCACCGGCACCGCACGGCCTGGACCTTTTTCGCGCTCCCGCTCAGCATAGCGTCTACACCGTAGTCCTCCACCCAGCACGAGGAGATCACGATCCCACCCGTCCCCAGGTGTCCGGCCTTACAAACGTGTTCGATCAGTCCCTCCGGCGCCGTCCTCTGCACCGAAGAAATCAGCTCAGAAGAAATCGGCAAGATTGATCACTCCCTTCCCTTCCCCGGCATGGGAGCCAACCGTGCCCCCCGTCCTTCCCTCCCCGCTGGCGGGGAGGGTGCCGCCCAATAGGGCGGCAGGAGAGGTCCGACCCCGCTTCGGCAGCCCATAAAACGCCCGGATCACTTCCTCCGCCTCCATCGGCGTCACGCACACGACGCTGGCACCCTTCTTCCGCTTCTTGTCCGCCAGCGCCTTGATCTTCTTCTCGCATTCCGCCAGGCTCAGCGCCTTGTTGTCCAGGTCTTGGCATACAATCTCCGCCAGCCCCGTCTCACCCCGCAGGGTGTCTTTCAACTGCTCGCCAACGCCCCACACGGCGTCAGGTGTCTTCGGCTGCTGCGCCTCGATCTTTTTTACAGCCTCTCCCAAAAAATCCATTGTATTTTCTCCGCAGCCATGCTATCATAGCTGCGGAGACCTCCTTTCCTCGTTGGTTTCCCCATCCCTGAACCGGTGCTGCGGCTCAGGGATATTTCTTTTCTGTTCGTCGCGGGCACCAGATCGGCGCGGGACTCTCCGGGGGCTTGTCCCACATCTCTCCATAGACCAGCACCGTCCGTCCCTTGCGTTCCCCCGCGTCCTCGGCCATGCAGCGCAGCATCTTCCGCCCGCGCAGCGGGGCTTCTTCCTGGCTGTCCCGGCACCCGGAACAGCAGATCGTTGTTGCTTCCATCTCACGCCGCAAAACAGGCCGCCAGGAGAAAGGCCAGCCCAATCACCGCCACGGCCGCCACGCAGCCCCGATACACCCGGTCCACCCGGTCCATCCAGGCTTCCCGCTCCCGCTCCGTCATGGCGTGCCCCCCTGCTTGTACAGCTGCTCCGTGCACAGCGCTGCGAAGTCGTTCAGCGCCGTGACATATTCCTTCGTGCAGATCTCCAGCGGCATCAGCGCCGCCACGACCTCCAGGCCGTCGTAAATCACGATGTACCCCTCCCCGTCCGCCTTGGCACGCACCACCCGGCGGATGTATTCCCCGTGATCCCGGATCAGGTCATCCAGCGGCTCCAGAAGATTCTCCGCATAGAAGATCAGCTCCCGCCCGCCAAAGAGCAGCGCATTTGCCCGGATACCCCTCGGTGTCGCCAGCATCGTCAGCGTCTCCGTCATGGTGTTGCGTGCGGCGTCCCGCAGATCCATTCCATATACGTCGCCCAGCTCACAGTCCGCTTCTGTCACCTGGATTCCCGCTGCCTCCTTTTCGGAGAAGTCCAGGATGGTCAGAATCGTCAGCTCGTCCACGCTCTCCGGCAGCCCCGTAGCGCGATAGACCGCCGCGCCGGTGCCCAACCAGATACTGCCCCCGGCGCGGATCAGCCGCAGCCAGCCGTTCTTGCGCACCAGCTTCGCAAATTTCCGCAGTCTCACGGTCAGGCCTCCTTCCGCCCCTGGACTGCCTCCGCTGCTTCCAGCAGCAGCGCCCGAACGCCAGGCCCGACAACGCCCAGCCGCACATCCTCGGCCGCTTTCCGCAGCCGTTCAGCCAGTTCCGCACCCGGCGCGGCCTCCGTTCCCTCGGTCTCCGGTTCCTGCTCGGCCTCTCCGTCCTCTGCGGGATACTCCGGCAGCTCCCGCCATGCCTGCACGTCGCCCAGGTGTTCGCCCTCGTCGCTGTACCACAGGCCCTCCGATTGATAATCCATTAAAGTTTTCTCCTTTCGTTATTCTTCTTCCATCCGCCTCCCCCCGGCCCTCCCTCCCCTTTGGGGAGGGTGCCGCAAAGCGGCAGGAGAGGTCCGATCCCACCGGGGGGGAGGCCGCCGCAGATCGGCATCTCTTTCTCATCCCCCTTCTCCTGTAGGACGCGGCGTCCTCGACGCGCCGGCAGCACCCGCTTCTCCCAGGTCATACCCTCGCCTCCCGCTCCAGCGCCCGCGCCAACCGCGTCAGGGGGATTTCCCCGCGCTTGTCGTACCGGAACCGCACCCGCGCATGGTCCTCGCCGATGCCCAGATACGCCGCCACCTGCCCGGCCCGCAGCGTCCGCCGCCCGGGAAACGCGCCCCGCAGCGCCCGCATGGTCTCCGCAAAGTTTGCCGTGCTCATGCCTCCACCCCCTTGTGCATTTTTGCCCAGGCGATCAGCCAGGCTCTTCGCTTGTCCTTCCGCTTCCCCGGCCTGGCCCGCAGAAACCGCCCCACGCGCCAGTTCGGCGCCCGCAGCAGAGCCCAGGCCAGCAGCTCCAGTTCCTCTGTCAGGTTTTTTGTAATCCTGCATCTGCATCCCGCATCCTCCTTAAAATGGCAGCTCCGGCCCGTCCTCCACGGCGAATCCCTCCAGCGCAACAGCCGCCCGAACCGACAGCCGCGCCCCCGCCCGGTCCTCCGGCTCCGGGACCCCAGGCAGCCCTACCAGCCAGGGCTTGTCCTCCTCCGCCAGTTCGCTTTTCCCGAATCGCCGGATCCACTCCTCCCGGCTCCAGCCAAACACGCACATGGCCTGGGCCTGCACCATCCGCCGCAGCGCCCGGTTTTTCGCCGGGTCGTCGTGGACGCTCCCCGGCCCCTCGTGGCAGCCAAAGTGGCACAGACTCACCCACAGCCCGAGCGCCTGGCTTTTTCGCCGATTGGCCACCCCGCCCCAGGGTTCGTGCCGGTCCAGTTTCGCGCCGAACTCCCGCCCGCACAGAGCGCAGCCGCAGCGCTCCCGCTGCATAATGCTGGGCGCATAGCCCGCCCGGTCCAGCTTTGCGCCGAATTCGTTTTGCATCATGCCCTCCTGACCCGCAGCGTCCCCGCTGCGCCGTCCACCTGCCCGAAGTAAGCCGTCGGCTTCCTCCCGCGTCTGGCCCCCTTCTGCAGCAGAACAGTCCCCTCCGCATCGCGGCGCGGCCTGGCCGCCGTGGTGGGCCTCGTCACCCGCTCCACCGCCGCCCGGAAGCGCGGCAGCCGCGCAAACGCTGCAATGTTCCGGTCAATGACGTACCTGCTCCCCGTCAGCATGATGAACTCAAATGCCTTCTCCGGCGTGACCTCCCCGATCTCCGAAGCAATGGCCTTCACCTGCTCCATCTGCTGCTGGTCCAGCCAGAACTCCACGCTCATCCGCGTCATGGTTCCGGCCTCCCGCATCGGGGTGGCAGTTCCCGCGCAGCTCTGCCCATCGTTTCTTTTTGCATTTCCCTGTTCCTTTCCGTGATTGGCTTGTCCGCCCCTGTCCTTGCCACGGCAGACAAAGCCCGCCGTGGCTGTCTCCTGGTCATGGGTTCCCGCCCTGGCCATCCTCCACATAAAACTTTGCTTTCCCCCTGTACAGCTCGTTGCACAGGCGGAGCATGATTTCGGTCCCCAGCTTCTCCTTCTCGGCGTCCGACAGCGTGTCGCAGTCCACGAGCCCCCGCTCCGTATGTACATAACTCACGACCTTGATCCCGCTCTTTGTCACGATCACAAGCCCCGCCTCCTTCCAACAAGCCTATGCGCCGCTGCCTGTCCGGCTTGCCTCTATTCCGTCCTTTCCCGAAGACCCGCTTCCCGCCGCAGTTGGGTTCCAGGTGTTCAAGAAGGTCTATCCATCTGTCTGGGTCGAGTATGCGGCACTTCTGCCGCCGAAACTGGTGAAAAGTACGCCTCTCTGCTCTCCGCAATGCGGATCGTCTTCCAAAGGTTCCATGCTGTTTTTCCTCCTCCCTGCTCTCCTTTTCTCATTACCCACTCCCCAGCTGCCGCGCCAGGTCCGTCAAAGTGATTCGCCCGGTCGAGCCGATCTTGATACGCCGTCGGACCGTATCTACGCTCACGCCCATAAAAGCAGCGACTTCCTTCTGCCGAACCATCCCTTTCCCCGGAAAGAACTCTTTCAGCAGCTTCAGGTTTTCCTCAAATCCCGACTGTTCAATTAGACCGGCTTCCTTCTCCGGCTTCCCTTTCATGCCGGGACCTCCTCCTTGCTTTGCGTCGCCAGGCTCGCGCCCAGCGCCATCCAGTAGGCCTTCTCCTGCTGCTCCTCCGGCAGCGCTGCCAAGGCCTGCACAATCGTCTGCTCGCGCTCGCTCATTGCGGCACCTCCTTCCTTTGTTCTGTCATTCATCATGATAGACGAATCACTCAACTTTGTCAAGTGTTTTTTGTTCTATCATTCAACTTCTTTGTTGACAATCCGCTGGTAGTCCTGTATGATGACCATGGAGGTGATTTTGTGTCAACGCTTGGATCACGAATCAATCAAGTTCGGCGAGCCGCAGGTCTTACAATGCGCGATTTTGCCAGCCGCATTTGCGTCTCACCATCATCAATCAGTTACATGGAGAGCGACAAGAGCGGTGCCAGCCCGCAGACCCTCCGCTCCATCTCCCGCGAATTTGGGGTCTCCGAGGACTGGCTGCGGGACGGGGTGGGGGAAATGCGTCCGCCCCCGGATCGGGACGCGGAGCTGGGGCGCATGGTCGCCAGCCTTTTCCAGGAGCGCCCGGAAGGATTCCGGAGGCGGCTGCTGACCTTGCTCCTGTCCTGGGCACCGGATGGCCCGGAGTGGGCGCTGCTGGAGCGCATCGTCCTTGACCTGCAGGCCGAAGCCGCATCCACACAGGCCATCCAGCAGGACACCCCGCAGAATCTCGGCGAATCCGCACCCATCAAGTAGGGAAGGGGCTTGCCCCTTCCAGCAGCATCACCCGGCGGGACATCACGCCCCCGGCGTCCCGCTTCCCCACATTGTAGGGGGCGGCGTCCCCGACGCCCCGGCGGTACGGCCAACCCTTTCGCGCCGCCTCCGGCGAATCCGCACCCGCCCCTCAACAACCCTCATGCAAACAGAGGCTCAGGAGTAAACTCTCCTGGGCCTCTGTTGTCATGTACGCGGCTCCTCTGGCTTGTCCAGCTCCCGCAGAAACGCCAGGACAAACCCGATCACATTCTCCGGCGACCGCTCCAGCCGTTCCACGATCTCCCGCATTGCATCTTTTCTCTCCATGTTTTTACCCCTTTTTCAGCGTTTTGCGGCTTTTTGCTGTTGACTGCTGCGCCGCTCCGCTGTATAGTAGGACACATATTCGACTAAGAGCTAGTTAGCCAAAAGGAGATAGTGTTATGGAAAAAGAATCACCGTTCCTGATTGTTGACAAAGCCACTGGGGAAGTCGTCGGCGAAATCGCACATCCGCCCCAGAAGCATCACCCCTTCAAGACTGCGCTTGCCTGGCTCGTTACATTTGTTTGTGTTTTTATCTCCCAGGCGGCCGTCGGCTTTCTTCTGGAACTGACAATGAGACTCTACCTTTTAATTCTTCGAGCTGATGGTTTTATTCTGACGGTTTTAACTGTTGCCCTTTTTGCCGCCTTTATATCAGCCCTAATTGTCCTGTTCAAGCTTGGCTTTCGTGCGTCCTTCTTTTTTCCTGAGCACATTCTTCCGAGTCCAAAAGGATTGCGCTATCTTCTTTTAAGTATCGCCTTTTTCATGTTCGATGCGCTTGTCATTGTTGTCGGAATCATCTCACTCTCTAATCCGTCCCTTGGCATCAGTGCTTCTTCCGCTGATATTATTTACTACGTTCTTTTCCTTTCCTTTGTTATTTACTTTGCCATCGCCACTTGGCGGCGGAAGCACCACAAGGATAACTCAAATTAACCGCCCCTCCATTTTTCTCAGGATTGGAGTGTTCGTCATGATTCAAACTGGCGGAAAATATTACGTTGTAGATAAAAGCACTGGCGAGGTAATTGGCGAATCTTCCCATAATCCTTTAGACCCCGTTATTCTGGTAGGTTCTCCCCAGTGCAAGATTCACAACGCAAGACATATGGTCACTACAATTGTTGTCGCTTTCTTTTTGTGCGCCTCTTTTTTGATTTTCTCGTTGATTCAGCAAGCCCCGCGAAACCTTGACGTAGAAATGTTTGATGCGTCCGTGCATTCTTCCGACGAGTCTGACCCGCCTTCTCAATATGATTATACGGTTTATTATGAAATCGACGAAATGACATCTACTCAGATATTTCAGAACCTGCTAGATAGAGAAGGACCTGAAATGGTTGCCTGGTACCTCGACAGCTATACAGATTTGCGATTCTTATATCATTCTGAAGATATTTCAAATCTGTATGTCTACGCTTTTTGTGAAGGATACCACGCCGGAAAAGCAAATGAGTGGAATCAGATAATTGAAGAATATATAGATGGTTACGAGTTTTCTGAGTCAGATGCTGACTACTATTCTTCTTTTTCTCCTTACGGATAAGCATAATAATTAAGGTGATGGCAATGCTTCCTGATATTCGATACTCTATTGATGATTCTCAATATGGCTTTGATCATGCCGAGTTTGACGACGATTCCCTGCTTGCTTTTGCCCTATCCAACAAGGAACCCTATTACACAAACCGGCAAAAAGTATCACAGGGACGGTTGCGGTTATCTCAGCAAAAGCAAGATACCTATCTCGCTCAGCAAAGCAAAGGAACAGGGATATACACCATGTTCTCGTTGTTGGTAAACTTCGGGATAAATCGGTAGATTCCGGTTTCCGTCATGCTTTCAGGTGGCGCGGAACTTGAAGCCCGTACCCGTTGCCGCCCAAGAGCGGCGTAATAAACGAAAAGGAGGTCCCCGTCATGTCCCCCAATCCCCGCATCGCCGCCATCTACATCCGCGTCAGCACCGACGACCAGGCGGAGCTTTCCCCGGACTCCCAGCTGGAGACTGTCCGCGCCTGGGCCGGGCAGCACGGCTACCTGGTCCCGGAGCAGTACATCTATGTGGACGAGGGAATCAGCGGCCGCCGCGCCGACAAGCGCCCGGCTTTCAATGACATGATTGCCTTGGCCAAGCAAAAGGACCGCCCCATTGATGCGATCCTGCTGTGGAAGTTCTCGCGTTTTGCCCGGAACCAGGAGGAGTCCATCTTCTACAAGTCCATGCTGCGGCGCAACGGCGTGGAGGTCGTCAGCGTATCGGAGCCGATCATTGACGGCCCGTTCGGGACGCTCATTGAGCGCATCATCGAGTGGATGGACGAGTACTATTCCATCCGTCTGGCCGGGGAAGTCAGACGTAGTATGGTTCTCGCCGCCCAGCGTGGCCAGCGCCAGACCGCCCCACCCTTCGGTTACCAGCGCAACCCCGCCGGAAAGCCCTTTATGGTCCCGCACCCGGAGGAGGCTGAGATCATAAAGGGCGTCTTCCGGGATTACCTGGCCGGGGTCCCGGTCCTCCGTATGGTGGATACCCTTAACGCCGCCGGCGTCCGCACGCATCGGGGCGGCCCTATCGAAAACCGGACGATCATGTACTGGCTGCAAAACCCGGTTTACATCGGGAAAAACCGCTGGACCACCACGGGCCGCGCCCGCCGGGACTTCCATCACCCGGATTCCGTCATTGTGGACGGCGACCACGCGCCCCTTGTCTCCCAGGAAGTTTTCGATGAAGTGCAGAAGCGCGTCGCCGAAGCTGCCGCTGCGCACCGACCCAAGGCCCGCCCCAGTTTTGAACTGAAAGACTGGATGGGCGGTGTCTGCCGCTGTGCCACCTGCGGAAGCACACTTGTCTTCCAGCGTCCGCATTATTTCATCTGCAACGGCTATGTCCGCGCCCGCTGCCGGGACCGCCAGATGATCACCCTGGAGGACCTCCACGATGCCGTCCTGTCCCGCCTCCGCGCCGACGGCTCCTTGTCCCGCCCCCTCCGCTACACCGTCACCAGCTCCGACGAGACGGCCCAGGAGCTGAAATCACTCCGCCTCCAGGCTGACCAATACGACAAGCGCCTGGCCCGCCTGCGGGACGCCTATCTCAATGGTGTGGACACTTTGGAAGAATACAAAAATGCCCGGGACCAGCTCAACCAGTCCCAGGCAGAAACCCAGCAAAGAATCAAAGCCCTCGAATCCCGCTCCGACCCCCAATTGGCTGAAACTGCCCTGAAGAAAAGCATCCTCAGCACTCTGGCCACGCTGGAGTCCGACGCGGACCTCCACGAAAAGAACGCCGCTCTGAAAATGCTGATTGACTCCTGCACCTGGCAGAAATCGACCAAAACGCTTGAAATAACCTACAGGGTTTTTCTTTGACTCTATATTATTGTCTGTTGGAGTATGGCCCGCCGTACTCCAATAGACGATGAATTATCTTTTCTATTTTTTCAAATTCCTCTTGACATTATTTTTATTCTGCTGTACTCTTGAAAAAATGCACACCAAAATTCTTTTATATTGCGGATGAGATTCTTGTTTGGAGGACGCCCCGTGGAAAAAGAACGTTTCTTTCATGAATGCCCTGAATGCGGGCTTTTATCTCCCTGGATTCAACGAAAATGTGACTGCGGGTATAAATTCAATCGGAAATTCCTACCAAATCGTCTTTTTATTACTGTAATTGTTATTCTTTCCACTTTGCTCACTGCTTCAATTATTGTTATTTCCTTACTCCTTTCTAATGTCGTTTCCCCCATAAAACATCAAGCAGCTTCTCCAGATGCAACGAAGTCTCCTTATACAGTTTCAGCTTCCCTCCCCACTCCGACGATCCGGCCTTCTCCGACCCCGCGTCCCGTTCCGATATCGAATGGTGCTATTGTGAAGGACACCAGACTAGAGAAGCTCGCTCCTCTTACTGTTAAAACTTTTGGCATCCTGAACTATTTTGTTTTTTTGAAATGCAGTGCCACTTTCGGAGGTGGCCTTGCGCTACCCAGTTCTGGTGATATGTCCTTTTATGTCTCTGCCGGTCATAGTGTTGATATACTCGTTCCTCTTGGTTCATATGAACTATACTATGCGACAGGCGGAGTTTGGTACGGACCTGATTTAAAATTTGGCGCATCAACGCGGTATTATAAATGTGAAGATTCATTTTGGTTTGCCGAATCCTCCTCTGGTTATTCCGGGTGGACTGTGACTCTGCATACGGTCTCTGGTGGCAACATGGAAACGAAACCCGTTTCTTCAGATGAATTTCCTGAATAAAGAAAAAAACACTAGCCCCGTTTGTCCACGGGGCTAGATTTTTACTCGTTCAGACTCGGCAGGCTCAGCCCCCGCAGCTCCTCCGTGCGCTCCGTCGGCTCCTCCCACAGCGCGTCATAGACCCACTGCCCGACCGTCACGTCAAACGGATTGTTCCACGGCTTCCAGGACTTGTTGTAGAGTTGCCAAAGCACAGCCTTCTGCGTATTCGTCAGCGTTTTGGGTGCATCTCCGTCCAGCGTCGGGAGGCTCAGGCCACCGCCTCCCATGCTGTCCAGTGCTGCCTGCACCTCTTTCTGCGAAAAGCTCCCGTTTTGGTCCGCGTCATAGCGCGGCAGGCGGGCACGGAAGTCAATGTAGGCGTCCGGCGTGATCCCGTTATTCCGCCCGGCAGAAACGCTGGTGTAGCGCAGATAGCCGTCCACCGCCCCGGCTTCGTTCAGATCCAGATACTGGTCCAATGTAACACCCGCTTCCAGCAGCGTATGCATCTTGGCATAGGCCGAGGGGTTGCCCTCCTCCGTGGTCATTTCGCTGCCCATGATGGTGCCAATGGCCGCCAGCTTGTCCTGGTCGCTGAGCTTGCTTTCTGCAATGGCCCGGAACTGTTGCATCTTGCTGACGCTCTCTTTTCCGTCCTCCGGCTCCAGCGTGGCCAGTGCCCGCGCCAGATCCCCGGCCTGCCCGGTGCTCAGCCCCGCCTCCGTCATCGCCTCATAGCGACCAGCCTCCGCCCTGGCCGCGGAGTAAAACCCCATCCGATCCTTAATCACCGCCGCCTGGCCGTCTGTGTATCCTCTTTCGTCTACCCACTGAGCAAACTCCGTCGCCCGCATGGACGCGCCGATCCCCTCCGTGGTCTCCAAGTCCGCACGCTTTTGGGCGATGATGTCCCACTCTGCCAGGCTGATCCCGGTGCCGGTGATGGCCTCCATGCCCTCCATGTTATTGGACATGGGATAGTCATACCAGAGCCGCATTTTTGCCGCCTCGGTCGCGCAGTCATAGAGCCGCTTGAGCATTTTTTCCTGCGCCGCCTGGTCCGCGCTGGCGAACTCATCCGACGCCAGCAGCTCATCCAGCGCGGCGTTGACAGTCCCGCTCCAGACCTTCTTCCATGTCTGCTCGTCCGCCAGACTGATTGCCCGCTCCACACCGTCCACGGTGACGCTTTTCGGCGCGTCGCTCGGTATCGCGCCTTTCGCCCCTGCCGCGTACAGCCCGGCCAGCGTCTCCGCCGCCGCGTCGCTCAGGTCCACGCCGTGGTCGTCCATCAGGTGAGAGATCCGGATCTCCAGCGCGCCGCCGGTCAGGCCTTTGAGCCCTGCCTTTTTCGCCTTTTTCATGGTGTCGTCGTATGCCGTTTTGATTTCCGGGCTGATCCAGCTTACAGCCCCCAGCAGATAGCTTTTCACATTTTCGATCGGGAGTCCCCCAGCGTATGTCCCGACGGCGCTCACGATCTTGTCCACCGCGCTGATGTAGTCGGCGCTGTGGTCGCGCATGTACTGCGCCCAGTCGCCACCGTTTTGCAGCACGTCGATGCTGTCCCCCACCAGTTGCCCGACAGCGTTCCCGGCAACCAGGACGGTCTGGATGATATCGTTGATCTGCGTGATGCCGGGGGCGTCGATCTCATACCACTTGTCGCCGAAAAAGATATTGCCCAGGATATCCCCCAGCACGTCTCCGCCGAGTACCAGGCCCAAGCTGTCCTTGAGATACTGCTTGCCCAGCTCTTCCATGACGCTTTCCGTTGTCAGTTCTTCATCTTCGCCCAAATACTTTTTGACTTTGTTCTTCGCTACGGCGGACAGGAAGGTAATCGCGCCGATCATGAGATTTCCTGTCAGGATTCCCAGGACCGCGTTCCCGGCTTTCCTCCGGGCTTTCTTCGCCGCCTTTTCGGCTTCCTTCTCTTCCTCCCGGAGCCGCTCCAGCGCCGCCTCCTTTGACGCCTGGCTTTCCGCATCCAGCTCCGCGCTTTTCAGCTCCGTCTCCAGGCTGTCCATCCTGTTCCGCACCGATTCCAGCTTGCGCATCATTGCTCCGGCTACGCCGAAGGTCTCCCGCAGCATGTTGTACTCCTGCTGCGGAACGGTTTTGAAAAGGGTGAAAGCCCGTCCCAGCCCGCCGCCGACGCGCATAGCCTCGCTGCGGTGCATCACATCATACATGGGCTGACTGCGGCTGACCGCCTCCTCGAACTCCGCCGCGACAGCCTTATAGTAGGCATCCGTCCCTGCGTCGATCTGCTCCTGCTCCCCCGGCTGCAGGTCGAGCTCTTTCCGCACCTTGTTCTCCGCCCAGGTCCAGAGGCAGCGCACGGTGAAGCCGTCCATCCAGGGGATAGCCCCTCCGCCGAACACGAAATTCATGGTCCCTTTCTCTTGCAGCTTTCCGGGATTGTCCTTGAGGATCGCCGTCTCCGGCATGGCGTAGCCCATTTCACGGACTGCCAGCTCTCCGGTGTAGCGCCGGATCAGCTCCCGGTCCACCTGCGCCGCTCCCGGTACCCACTTCGGCATATTGCTCCAGCCAAGATACGACGCCGCCAGCGGGTAGCTGGCGAACTGCTTCAGGACGATGGACGGGTTTGCGCCGAAGACGGATTTGATGTACCGCCCCAGCTCCTTGTTGATAAAGGCGTCCAACTTCTCCTTCTTGATCTCGCGCCCTCCCTGGAGCTCTGTGAGTAAGTTGTCCACAAAATCCGCGCCCTTTTTTCCCCATGCGTGGGTGAGCACGTCCCGCATACTGTTCCCCTGCTCCATCCAGTTCATCATTGTATTTACGTTTCGTATCGGGATCGCCATGCCGACAAATTTTGCCGACTGTCTGACGCTCCGCTCGAAAGCGTCAAACGCTGCGATATTGTAGCTGGGATTTTTCGCGTATTGCCTGGATTTCAAGTTTCCGACGCCCTCCGCCGTCAGATCAAAGACGCCCGGGTCGCTTTTGACATAGTTTGCGTTGGTGTAAATGGGCGCATAATTTTGGCTGATTGCTTTGTCAAATCCGTACAGCACATTACTGACCCGGTTGATTTCCTTGCGCGATGTCTCGTTGTAGTACCGCTCCAGCACGTCGGCCAGAGCCTGCTCCTCCGGCGTCAGGTCGCTGACAAGCTTTTTGACAGTTTCCGGTGCCAGCTTGATTGTCGTTCCTTCGGCAAAAGCTTCCGTTCTCTTTCCCTGCGCATAAAGCTCTTTGTTTGCAAACGTCCGACCGCCCAGCATATGGCGGATGTTGTCGTAGCTCTTGCTCTCCAGGTACAGGTGGACCTTCTGCGCCGGGGTCATCCAAACTTTGACGGTGTCGCCAAAGATCGGCTTGTTCCCCTTGCCGAACTCCAGCAGTTCCGGTACCTCGACTTCGTACCAGATTGCCTTCTTTCCCTGTCCGTCCGCCCGTTTCACCCATTTTCGGTTTTCGCGCAAAAAGGTGTCCAGTTGCGCCTTGGAATCCACCTCGAAGCGGCGAACATCCCGCTCTCCCCGCTCCAGCATCTTGGCCAGGGAGTAAAACTGGCTGCCCTCGTCCCAGCCGCTCATCCGCAACATGGCATTCATTGGGGTCAGCTGGAGATCGTTGAAAAACACGTCTTTCGCCCCGTCATGTTTCCCCGCCGCCCGGGTCAGCTCCTCTTTGATATCTCCATACATATCAGAAAATGCCCGGTGCAGCTCGTCCTGGACCAGATTCCGGCGGTTATAAAACTCCGTGCGGAGTCCCACCGCCGCCTTGTAAAGATCCTGCAACGCGCCCAGGTCCATGTCCGCCAGCTTATCCCCGTCCAGCCGCGCCACAATGCGCTCCATCTCTTTGCTCGGGAGAAAGTTTGGATCGTTTTCCTTTGCCGACTTGTACATATCCGCCAGATTGCGCCAGGTGTCCTGATGCTTCGGAGACCACCGCATTTCATTTGCCGCGCTGGCCGCGTAGATGTCGATGTCTCCCAGCACGTTGTCCCAGACCGCCCGCAGCTCCGCCGGTGCCCGGTCGCGGTTTTTGCTCAGCCATTGCAGCTGCTTCAGCGTCTTCTGCTGCAGCTCGCTCAGCTCCCGGTTCTCCCTGGCCTTCTGCTCCCACTCCCGTCTCTGCTGCCGTTCCTTCTCCCGGCGCTGGGCCTCCCTCGCCCGCTCCGCCTTCAGTTGCTCCCAGGACTTTTCCCGCTCCGCCTGGATGGCCCTTGCCGACCGCTCCCGTTCCTCCAACATTCTGACCCGGTTTTCTTCCCGGTCCGCCTGCCGGTTTTTCCAGGATTCTTCCCGCTCCGCCTGGATGGCCTGCCTGGACTTTTCCCTTTCCTCCGCCATCTTGATCCCGGTCCGCTCCCGCAGATTGAGCTCAATCCTTGCGGTCTTGGCGAAGGTGGAGATCGCCCACTCAACTTGCCGCTCCAGGTTTTCCATGATCTCATCTTCTGTGATATATTCCTGGCCTGACAGGTATTTTGCATACTCCTCCAGGCTCATGTGCTCGTCCCGCCCGTCCTCGGCCATCTGAACGATCCGCTCCAGGATGTCCCGCTGGTCCAGGTCGTCCGGATCAAAGATGCCCGGAAAGCTCTCGGCCAGCTCCGCGTTCCACTGGTCCGCCGCCCGGTCGTTGCTGTCGTTGGTCAGGTATATACCCTGCGCCATGGCATGGATGCGGAAGTGGTTCCAGTCCTCTCCGAAGTCCGCCTTGACCGACGGAGAGACATAGATGTGCCCGCCCTGCACGGCGCTCCGCCCTGCCCTTGCGTACTCGTCCGCCTGTACCGTCATAACGCCAGCGCGGTACATCCGATCAAAAAAGTCGTCGATATCCTTTTGCGCGACGGACCCCTGCTTGAGGACCCGGTCTGCGAACTCGTCCGCCAGCGCGCCCATCTCGGCCCGCATCCCGTTGGGGATGGAGAAAAGACCCAACATTTGCTGCCGGAAGTCCTTTTTGGCGATGATGGGCTTGCTCTCCGCCACCGGCTTTTTTGGCTTGCCCTTTGCCTGTTCCCTTCGTTCCTTCGCTTCCTGCCTCCTGCGTTCTGTCCGTTGCAGCGCCTCCTGGTGCCGCTGTTCCTCCCGTTGCAACGCACGCTTTCGGTTTTCCTCTTCCGCTTCCGCCTCCCGCTTTCTACGCTGGTCCTCTTTGGCTTCCGCCTCCTGCCGGAGCTGTTCCCGCCTTTGAGCCTCCGCCTGTCGCCTTTCCCGGCGCTGCTGCAGTCGCTGCTCCCATCCGGTTTCCCGGCCCTCCATCCGGTCGAGCCTGTCTTGCAGCCGCTCCACCTGTTTCTGGTTCTCGGCGATTGCTTCCGCCCCGCCAGTCTCCAACAGCCCCTTCTGATAATCAATATCCCGAAGCTTGTCCAGCTCCTGTCGGACAGCCTCAGCCTCCAGGCGTTTGCTGGTCTCCTTTCCGATCTGCTTTCGGATTTCCCTCCGCCGGGCCTCGTTGGCGTTGAACTCCTCCCGGTTCGTCTCCATAAGCTCCCGCCGGTACTGCACATCCGACCGGCGCTGATACTCGGCGGCCAGCTCGTCGTCCACGCTGTACATTTGCTGCCAGTCTTCCACCTGCGGCACATATCGCGCAGCGTCCCCCTTGACAAGCGCCAGCAAATCCTTTACACTAATTTTAGGAGAAAGCCCGGAAGGGTGTCTATCTTGGTTCTTTTTTGTCCAAGATGATGCTGAACTGGATGGGCTTTCTTTTTCTATATACTCCAACACCAGCACTTTCCCGTCGTAGATACTTGCGTAAGTTTCCGGCTGGATACCTGTCCCAAGATAGTCAGATATGTTCTCCGGCAGCTGTTGATTTTGGATTTTGTACTCTTTTACGGTCAACTTCAGCGGTTGTACGCCTTCTTCGGCCCGTGCCGCTCCAAACAGCGTAAACACGCCTGTGGTTCGGTCAGTAGGCGCTTTCCGGCTCGGCTCTGCATGGGTCAGCACGGCGTTTTCGATGATCTCCGGCAGGCGCTCCACCAGCTCGATCTGCTCCCAGCCCAGATTGGAAAACGTGTGCTTGATGGTGTGCGGCGTGATGAAAATGCTCTCCCCGGTGTCGCGGTTCACCACGGGCGCAGCATAAAGCCTCCGCGCCCGCTCGCTGTTCAGAAAGGCTTCTCGCTCCTGCGCAAAGCTCCCGCTCCGCGTCCTTCGGATGTCCACCACCGGAACGTCCGGCTTTCTGATCAGTTCCTCATAGGTCGGAACCGGCGTGTCTCGCAGGCTGTACAGCTCAGGCGGCCCCGTAGTCCGCTCCGTGGCCGACGCCGTCTGGTCGCTGGCCGGGAAGTCCCAGAACTCCCGCTTCACCGCCGCCACCTCCTCTTGGAAGCGCCCTGCGTCTACCTGAAAAGCATTGATCCCCGCATAGGCGTCCGCCAGCAGTTCCTCCCGGATGCGGTCCAGCGCCCGGAGGTAGTATTGATCCCGCATGTCCAGCTTCGGCACGTCGATGACGCCCACCAGCCCCTTGGTATATTCGTCCATCACCGCGTCGAATTCCTCCGACCCGTACCGCTCCCGAATTTTCCGCTCCGCCTCGTCCCGCATAGCCGGGGCCCGCTCGCTCAAGGCGTGCCACGTCTCATGCATGGCGATTTGCGTGGCCGTCACGCTGGAGTGATCCGCCTGGACGATGATGCGCTGCGCGGTCTTGACGCCCCGCGCATACCCTGTGCTACCGTCCGTTTTGGTAAAAGGCACGCTTCCAAGGATAAAGACAGGTTCAAGCCCGGTCTCTCGCCGGACCGTCGCCGCGGCCTCCCGGAGTTCCGGGTCCCATCGGTCCTCCGGCAGCACGCGCACGGTCTCCGTCTCGTGCCCCCAGTTGACCCCCAGACTTCGGGCGCTTACCTGCCGTAGATCTCGGCCCGCAGCGCGTCTTTGAGACGCTGCGCGAAGTTGTCCGGCAGCCGCTTTCCAGCCTTTTGCGCGGCTTCCCAGGCCTCCAGACGGCTCTCCGGCACGGATACCAGCATCCCGTCTTTGGTCTCCATCAGATACACGTCCTGCGGCTTCTGCATATTCGTTCCCTCCAGTCTGATTCTCTGTCCCGGACTCGCCGGTAAGTTGTTTCATTACAATGTCACTGAATGACTCCCGCGCCTGGTTCTTTTCCTGCTGCTGTCCTGCTTTTCCAGAAGCAGAACTGTCCCCGGTGAGCTGCTGCATCACGGCCTCGCTGAATGTCGCCAGCCCTCGGTTGACATTCTGCTGCTGCTGTGCTAAATTTGTAGTGGTAGACGTTTCTGCGGTCCCGGTAATCCCGTCCTGAACGGTAACCCCGGTCTGGATTGCCGCAGGGGCGTCTATTTTATATATCAAGTTTCCGTTTTCGTCCACGACCTCGTGGAGATAGAATCTGTTTTCTGTATCGCTGCGTACCACTGCGGCAACATAGGTCCGTTTTCCTGCAATGTCCACCGGTGCAGCAAAGACATAAGTATCATATTCGCGCCCTTTCCAGTTCGGCTGAAAGTCGATCTGTCGCCCCTGCTCAATCACAGCCGGTACAGCAGCAAACGTGACAACTTTTGCTCGTCCGATCCCATGGGCAATATCACTTTTCACGCCGCGACGGTCAAGGAGGACGCTTCCCAGCCCACTGCGCTGTACCATGTTTCCGATCTTCTGAAAGAATATGCCAACCTGGTCTGTTAGCTTTCCTCCACTCTTTGGAAACTCCGTCCCAGTCAGCGTTACGACACTCCTGTCGTTTTGCATATCAGGGATGTTCCGTTGCAGTTTCGCCACGACTGCCCGTGCATCCGTATTTTCCGCCGTCCCATCCGGGGCGGCGTTTTCCGATTTTACGGAGTCCTCCGTGCCCGGAAGCGTCAGCTCCGACATCTTCGCCGCACTCGCGCCTTGCTCCTCCACCGCCGCAGTTTGTTCCCGCTCCACGCTCGGCAGCACCAGACGCCCATCCTGGTTCGCCGCGTCGTTCGCCCGCACCTGCTGCCCCAGTCTCCGCGCAGACAGCGCTTGTCCGGCCTCCAGCCGTCCCAGGTTCCGCTCCGCGATTTTCCGGGCCTCGCTGCCCGGCGCGCTGTCCAGGCCCTCCTGGACCAGCGCACGCGCCGTCTCATGGTTCTGATACGCGCTCCCGATCTCCCTGTCCATAGCCGCCTGCTGGATCTCTCCAAGGGCCACGTTGCCCCCTGCCATGATGCCGCCGGACAGCGCGCCGCCCAGCACGGACAGGCCCAATTCCTCCGCTTTCTGGCCCAGGGCAATGCCAGTAGCCTCCGGCCTGGTGTGACCCCGCTCCATCAGTTCCCGGATTCTGGTCTCCAGCTCCGACTTGCCGGAGTGGGTCAGCGTCTCATAAAGCGCGTCCGCCGTAAAATTGATGAGGTCGGACGCCCCTTCCTCGCTTCCCTCCGCCAGCACGTTCTTGAGGATATATTTCAGCTTCCCGTCGGCCAACAAATCCGGGTCCATCAGGGTTTCCAGGCTCACCTTCTCGGTGATCATCTCCGCAGCCCCGGCCACGGTGCCGATGACCATTGATCCGGCGGTGTCCACGCCACGCTCCCGCGCCGCGATCACAGCGTCCGCAGCTGCGCCTGTGCCCATGATGCCCAGGTTCAGCCACTCTTCCGCCGCCCCCGCACTTGCGCCGAAGCCGCCGCTGACTGCGGTGGTGGTCAAAAAATCGGCGATAGACATAAAGGTTTGATACCCAAATTCGCCTATCTTTCCCCATGTGTCGCCCAGGGTTTTATTGATTTTCGCACCTGTCTCCGCTCGGATTGTGCTGGGGATGTAGCTCAAACGGTTATACCCTGCGTTTGGGTCCACCTCTCCCTTCCCGATTGCGTCCGCAAGCTGAAGGATGTACGCCCCCGGCTTCACCACGTTCATCCCAACCGAAAGCAGATTTCCTGCTATCGCCCCCATCGCTCCGCTATGAACCAAATCACGGTATGATTGTTTTTCTGCCTCACTCGCCCTTGCGTTCAGCTCCGGGGCCAGCTCGGAATAATATTTGTTTGCCTGGATTATTCCTCGGGTCTTATACAGATAGTTATAAATCTGCTTCTCCTGCGCCGTCATCTGCGCAATACGGCGGCTCTCCGGGTCCATGGTCCGGCCCGTCGCCTGGTCCTTGCCATAGAGCGCCAGCCCGGCTTCCTCGTTGCCGTTGATTGCCTCATACAGAGGATTCTTCCACTTGACCAAATCTGACGCTTTTTTTGTTGCCAGGCTCGCCAGCCATCCGCCGTCCTTCCCGGTCTGCTCCGTCTGGTACTCGGACTTTTCCGCAAAGTCCGCATTGCGGGTCAGCGCCAGATACGGCTGGACCCAGCTCAAATAATCCGCCCGCTGGGTGTCCCGCTCCGCACTCCATGTGGCCACTTTGCCCTGGCGCTCCAGCTCGTCCGCCTGCTGCCGCAGCAGGCGCTCCTGCGCCTCCATGCCGCGCAGCTCCGTCTCCAGTGCCCTGGCCTGGTCCCCGGCCATGGCGTCCCGCCCAAAGGTCGGCAACGTCAGCGCCAGCGCCTTCTTCTCCCGCTCCCCGCTGATGGTGTCGGCCTTCTGACGCAGCTCCTTCGCCGACCGCGCCAGCTCCGCAGCGGACTGGGCCTTTTCCCCGGCGTCGGCCTTGTACCGCTCCGCCGCCTGCGGATTGTACAGCGCTTCCAGCTGCTGCGTCCGCTTGTATCCGGCCTCTTGGTCCCGCATGGCCGTCTCCTGCGCCCGTTTTCGCTGCTCCTGCTGTTTCTGCCATTCGCTCAGCGCTGTTTCTCGCATCTGCTGTGCCGCGTTCCGGGCGTCAGGCAAACTCTGTCCGCCAGGGTTCCCGGCGGGATTCCCGCCATTGTTCCCGGTGGGCTGTTCGCCAGTCTGTCCGGCACCCTGCCTTGCAGCCAGATTCAGCCGCGCCTGATCCAGCGCCCGGAGCAAGCCGTTGTTCTGCCCGGCCTGCTCCACGGCCCGCTGTGCCGACAGTTTCTGGTTTTGCTGTTTCAGGCGGAAATAATTCTCAGAAAACCCCATCACTTTTTCCCCAGTCTTTTCAGCAGCTGTTCTGCCATGTTTGTCGCCCAGTTACCTCCACCAGTATTGGTGGTCCCATTATCGCTGGCCGAAGGTGCAATGCTGGCGATATGCCCGGCCAGGCCCAGCGCGTCGTTTCCACTCCCAGTCCGCCGGAACATTGTCTGTCCATTCTGCTGGTATTCCTGCACGGCCCCAGCCGCCTCCAGATCCGCCAGCGTCTGCTCGCTGATCGGACCATAGCCCAGCGCGTTCACGCTTGCCATGTTGATTGGCGCTTCCTGTGCCTGCTGCGTCGGCGCATAGTAGTATCCCGCTGCGTTCAGCGTCGCCTCGTCGTACAATGTCAGCAGATAGTTCCAGTCCGCCGCACTGCTTACGGCTCCGCTTGGATAGCTGTTCTGCAACTGCACCAGCAGCCCCGCGTCGATGCCTCCGCCGCCACCGCTGGTGCCGCCGCCGTTGCCGCTTCCCCCGCCTCCGCTGCGTCTTCCCCCGCCGGAGCTTCTTCCGCTTCCGCCCCCGGTGCTGCCGTAGCCCACCGGCACGGCCCGCCCGGCGTTGGCCAGCGCGGCGGAAAGCACGTTCTGCATATTCGGTTCCACCCCCAGCGCCGCCAGCAGGGAGTAGTCGCCGTAAGCCGCCGCCTGGAGCGCCAGCTGGAACCGGTTCGCCCAGTCCTGCTGCTCCCGGTCGTATCTGGCGTTGTCTTCCCTGTACTGGTTTTCCCAGGCCTGTTGCTCCTGTGCAAGCCTGTCCTGCTCCTCCTGTCTGGCTCGGGTCCATTCCGCCTGTTCCAGCGCGATCCGGTCCTGCTCCGCCTGCCGGTTTCGGTCCAGGATGTCCTGCTGCTTTGCGTAGTCCGTGGCGTCCTGCCCCTGCAGGGCGCTCAGAAGCGCTCTCTGCCGGTCCAGCTCGGCCTGGTACTCGTTCATGGCCGTGCTGCGATCTGCCGCCAGGGCTTGATATGCGTTCTGCTGGAGCTGCTGTTCGTTGAGGTATCTCTGATACGCCATCTGGTACAGCTCCGCCACCTTGTCGCTCAGCTGCGAGGCGTAGTAGTCCCCGGCCTGCGTTGCCGCCGAAACTGCGTAGGAGCTGGGCCGCCCACCCGTCGCGGCGGACGCCTGGGCCAGCGCGTTCTGCGTGGCCCGCTGTCCTTCCCGCAGATAGCTCTTGCGGTACTGGCTGTACAGGGGATCGGACGCCGTGCTGTATCGGAAAGAAGTGGGGTTCGCCACCCGGTTCAGCGCCGCAAGATACTCGTTCTCCCGCCCGTATTGAAACGGCTGCGTGCTGTCCATCGTGTCCAGCACCCCGGTGATCTGTCGGGTGAGTTTGGGGTCGGCATAGTATTCCAGCCCCGCCGCGTTGCCCGTGTAGCCGCCATAGCTGCTTCTGATCCTGTTCGCGGCAGCGTGGGCCAGCGCCTGCGCCTCCGGCGTCTGGGCCTGGTTATAGTCTCGCTTGGCCGACAGCAGCGACATCCCGGCGTCCGGGTGCTGCTGCGCCAAAGCAAGGTCTTCTTTCGAGAAGCTGTTGTAAAGCCCAGCCTTCTGCGCTGCTGTCTCGAAGTCCTGATATGTATAGGTAGGTTTGTATCCCATGGTTCCCTCCGATCAATGCGCCATCAGCTCGCTACCCCCGGCCAGATCCAGCGCCAGCGAATACACCCTGCATCCGCCCGCGCCCTCCAGCCGCAGCCGGAAGTGGTCCGCCCGGCGCGGGATGATGGGCAAATAAAAGCTGCTCTTGCGCCCGCGATTGGTGATTTGCCCCGCCTGGATCCAGCCTCCGGTGGAATCAAATCTCAGCATTGCCTTTGCGCTGGCCCCCGCGTCCAGCTCCAGCCGCAGCTGGATTTTGGAAACGAATTTCTTGTTCGGGGAATTTGCCGTGAAGTCCGCGAACTCGCAGAACCACGCGAAGTCCGGCTCCTCGTCCCCGTCTCCTTCCGCGCCGAATCCCAGCAGCCGCCCGTCCTCCAGCAGCATCCAGGCCTCCGCGCCCCGCCGGGCGAAGCCCACCGCCGCCGCGTCGTCCTCCTCGTGCCAGGCCCGGACGCGGGGATCGTACACCACCAGCCGCCGCGCCCCGCTCCCGTCCACAGCGGATGCAAAGTATTTAATGCCGTCCGTCCCGCCCACGGCGGAGACAAAGCGATCAGCGCCGAAGGCGTCCCCGATGATCTGCGGAATTCCCCCGGTGTAGGCCGCCCACCCCGCCGGAGAGAGGTAGTACAGCACATTCCCCGCCATGGTCAGACTGTCCGCGCTTCCCTCCTTCACGCCGTTTTCGGCGCTCTGGACCAGCTCAAAGTTGGACGGGCGGCTTCCGTAGACTTTGTAAATGTGTTCTTCTTTGAAAAAAATCGGATGCCCCAGAAAGGAGCAGCACCCGGTAAAGGGCCCCGCGCTCCCCGTGTCCACGGCATAACTGTCCGTGTCCACGCCGTCGAATACGTTCCAGTTGTAGGGGTCCCCCAGCTTGCAGGCATACACCGTCCGCTCGTCGCAGCCCCACAGCCGGTTTTCATACTCACACAGATAGAGCAAGTCCGGCACGGTCCGCTCCACCGTCAGCGTCCCGGTCTCCGTGTAGTCCTCGTCCCCCGCCTCGCCGTCCAAAACAAAACAGTTTTCCGCGAAGCGCAGTTCTTCTCCGTCAATCTCCCGGACGATTGCCGTTTTGTTGTTTTCCGGGTGTGTCGCGCACCCGGCAATCGTCACCGCGTCACCGGGGCGGAAGTAGTCCGCCCAGTCCACGCCCGCCGCCGTGATGGTATTCGCCGCCGCCGCCTCGCCGTAGATGGTCCCTGCCCCGAAGGTCATCGCCGCCCCGCTCCAGCGCCGCTCCAGCGGCGTCAGCTCGCAGGTCTGTGTGTCAAAGCACAACTTGTCCGGCAATATCAAAATGAAATCGCCCAGCGCCGCGAAGCGCTTTCTCCCGTCCGTCACGCTGCCCACGACCTGCCCGTCGTAGTACAGCTCCGTCCCGTCCACCAGCAGGAGCCTCTCATGGCAGTAGACGCCGCCGGGGTCCTCCAGCGTCTGCACCACCCGCCGCTTCCGCCGGGTGGACAGCACCGGGAAATGGTCGCTGCACAGATTTTTCATGGCCCAGATCGCCCCGTCCGGCGCGCCGATTGTGTGATCCAGCCCCTTAAACTGCACCTGCACGGACTTCTTCGGCCCGATGGGATTCAGTTTCGGCAGCATCATGTTCCACCTCCCGCCGGTATCATGGGAACGGTCCCCAGCAGCTCATGCGCGGCGCTGTAATACCGCAGTTCCCCCGGCCACAGCTCCCAGACCGTGCCATCATAGATTTCAATTCTCGGTGGCTCAAACAGGCTGGTCAGTCCCATGCTTCGCGCGCCCAGGTGTGCCCAACTGTTTCCGCTCCCGTCTTCTGCCAGGCTCAGGCTGGCCACGCCCTGCCCGCTGGCGTGGTATGTGATGTTGGCCCCGTTGACGCCCTTGCTGATCCTCAGCGTCCCCCGCACTCCTCCGGCATCCGTTCCCGTTCCCAGCTTGAGCACGATCACCGTCTGCCCCAGCTCCTGCACAAAGCTGATCTTGCCTTTGTTGTACTCCGTATACCGGTACACCATGACCGGCATCCCCGTGTCCTTCAGGCTGGTCATCTCCTCCATGTCCGCGTCCCGCCACCAGAAATACCGCGCCCCGTGGTGCAGCTGCTCCGTCAGCGGCACACCGTCCGCCTCCATCACAACTGCAGTGATAAAGTTGATCTCCTCGTCGTGGATGTGGATGTAGTCCAGGTTGGAGCTGTCCCCGTCCAGATAGCGCCGGGCCCGCTGATAATCCGTCCGCAGCTCGTCCACCGCCAGGTCCGCGATGGCCCCGTAGTCTGCATACAGTTCGTTGGTGATGACGGTATTGCTGATGATGGTGTCCGCCTGGATGTTTTCGCCCACCCAGCTCGCCAGCTCCGTCTGGTTGAAGTTGTCCCGCATGTTCAGGTTGCGCAGCGTGTACCGCAGCGCCTCCAGCAGCTGGAAGAGATAATTCTGCACCATCCTCAGCTTCTCGTCCGTCGTTCCGCTCCCGTTCAGATCCGGGAAACTCAATTCCGCGTCCCTCAGCATCGCGCTTCCTCCTTTTCCTGTCGGCGTCCCCAGAGACCAACACGGATACCCCCGGCTTTCCGCTGTAGGGCGCGCCGACCCCGGCGCGCCGCCGCCCCGGTAAACAACGCCATCCCCGGCCTTCCGCCGCTCCCGTCCTGCACCCCGCATGGCGCGCCGTCGTCCAAGAGGCCGGAGTCACCCCCGGCCTCTCTCCTAATCGTCCTTTTCCTCTCCCGCCGCAGCGTCCCCCTGCTGCTCCGCCGACCGCTTCAATCGGTGGAGCAGCTTAATCAAAAACCCCGGCAGCGGCGTCCCGATCCCCTCCAGGTTCTCCAGAATGGAGATGCACTCATTCAGGATCAGCCAGATTGTCACGATCAGGCCGAACACATACACCCCAGACCAGTCCGCCCCGGTCTTTTCCGCCGCGTACTGCACCACGAAATCCACGCAGCAGCTCACCGCCACGGCGATCAGATACCCGACCTTTTTTACAATGCCGACGATCCCTACACGGGATGCCAGCTCCCGCCGCACCCAGGCCCTGCCCATGCCGGTCAGATAGTCACACACCATAGCGATCACCAGGATCACCACTGGCGCGGCAAGCTCCCGGAAATACGCCGCCAGCCCGGCAAAGATCGCCGTGAAACCGGCCATGTACAGCTTATCATCCATCTCTCGTCCTCCTTGATTTTGGTATGCAGCACTCACACCGGGATCAACAGCCTGTCCCCAGGATAGATCGGGTCGAACACGCTCTTCATCCCGTTGGCCGCCCGGATCGCCTCCATGGTCGTGCCGTAGCGCCGGGCGATGCCCCACATGGAGTCCCCGGTCTGGACGGTGTGGGTCCGGCGTTTGGACAGGCTCTCCCCCGCCACCCAGCCGCAGACCGTCTGGGCCTCCATCAGCACCAGATAGGGCCGGGGCGTGCCGGGCGCGACCATCACCACCTTTGCGGGGTAGACCGGCCCGTCGAACTCCCGGAAGCGCGTCGGTTCCGCGCCGTCGCCGGGCGCGAAATGCACCCCACCGCCGGGTTCGTAGCACAGCGTGTCCCCCACCCGGACGGCGGAGCGCGCCTCGGCCCCGTCGTCCAGTACCATCAGCGTGTGCCAGGCGCTGTTGACCAGGATGTCCCCGCGCCGGAGCCAGTCCGGTGTACGCAGGTACTTGTCCTCCGTCAGCACCGCGAAGGCCCCGGTCCCGGCGAACTGCTGGGCCATGTTGCCCGTCCAGGGGGCGTTGCCGGAAGTGTAGGCCCCGGCCATGTCCACTCCGGCGGCCTCCGCGCAGACGGCCATCAGGCTGCTGCAATCGCAGTCGCAGGGCGTCGTGATCTTGGCCGCGTCCCAGCCCGCCGCCCGCGCCGCGTCCCGGAGGCTGTTGCGCCGGGGCAGGGAGTAGCCGATGCAGTCATTGTCACAGGCCGCCTCGCAAAAGGCCGCCATGCGCTCAGCCACCGCGCTGTCCTTTGCCCGCAGCACGTAGTTCCAGCCCCGGGCGTAGGTAACCCATGCAGAGACCCGCACCTCGCCCCCGCTCTGGTCGCCGGGGCGGTTCTCGCTGTCGCCGCCGTAGGCCTGTCCGATCCTCTGCGTCATACACCAGTCTCCTTTCCAATTGCTTCGTCGAGTCCGCCATGCGCGGACTCGAAGTGTTTTTAGGTGTAACTATGGTAGAGCGCTGATACTTTTCCCGCGATAAAGTCCCCGAGGATACAGTAGTCGAAGTCTACTACGGGGTGCGTATAGTTGGGGCCAACATTCCCACTATATCCAATGTTTCTTATATTCCACGTATCGCAGTAGGTGCATTCCCACCAATTACAGTACCCTACATGGTTTTTATGGCACAGCAGCGACACCTGAGTATCAAAGTCATTCATCGACCAACCGCCCGCGCCGCTAGTGCTCCAGTTGTCGCTCCCTGTAGGGATTCCCGAAGGTGTAGGCTGGATAAAAATCAACTGGATCTTAGGGTGATTCGTCCTGAACCAATCGATGATTTCTTTGATCGCTCCGCATATAGTCCCATCTCCCGCAGTTGCGGCAGAAGTTCCCAACGATATTGCCGCTTTAAGCTTATCGTTGCCGCCACCCATTACGGTAACGAGCTCTACATTTGAAAAATCAAAAGCCTTAATAATGTCAACAATGTTTTCCCCGTTTACTTTGGTTATATACCCCGCTCCACCAACTGCACGATTTTCAAACGCGTTGACCATACCAGTAGCCAGTGCGATGCGTGCGGGGAGTGTCCATTCCCGTTTAACACGATGCGCCGCCGTGCCTGCCGTGGGACTCCAGACAGCCCCAACCGTTATGGAATCGCCAAACGCTACGTACTTTCGCGGCGTAATGTAATGGTGTAGATTTGATGACCTGAGCGAAAGTGACACTCTAGCGTCATTCACGGTTGTTCCAGAGTCAACCCTGAGCCTAATTAAGGCCCCGGTAGCATCGGATGGAACTGTAAACACATAAGCCCCGGATTCTGATTCGCTCAAAAACGCGGACAATGACCCATTTCTGAGCATGTAAATCTGAAATTTAACAGTACCATCGGACTCAAACATCAGTGTGCGTGCGGTTCCCGGCTCCAACCCCACAGGGATCGGCGCAGAAGACGAAAGAAGATTAAAATACGCGTTATCGGTCGCAGTGCCGTTTACAGCATACACATTTCCGCCAAGAGGCGTAAATGTTATGCCATTTGTAACAAGATCATCTGTGGCACTAGGGATCAGGTCGTGGAAATTGAATCCATTGATTTCGCTTGAATTTCGCCGGGCAACAATCTGCACATCATCAACATCGGCCCGCACGTTTACATATAAATTTTCAAGCTCATCGTTTGATTTGCTTGACATAACTACGGGTTCAAGTGTGACAGGAGTGTTTATCACCGTTCCGCTTGGTACGTTGAACCGGATTCTGAGTCCAACGGCACTTTCTGGGATTCTAAGCCTTGCATTCCTGTTGGTAATAAGGAAAGCAGAGCTTTGCCAACCACTTGATTCTCGTG